GGACGAGCGACTGCCCGTATTTAGCCAAACTCACACAAAGGCAGTCGCGTTTTTTGGATAAAATGAAATCTCTTTTGCGATATCCAGGAAGCAAATGGAATCTAGCTGGCAGGATAATAGAATTATTACCAGAGCATAAAACCTATCTAGAACCTTATTTTGGTAGTGGTGCGGTACTTTTTACCAAACAGCCTAGCGCGATTGAGACAGTTAACGACCTAAATGATGATGTGGTTAATCTTTTTCAGGTGATACAACAGGAACCTGAAGCGTTGGCTGAAAAAATCTTTCTGACTCCATACAGCCGAAAGATTTATGATAATTCTTGGGAGGTTCGGTCAGAGAATGAGATTGATAAAGCTCTGAATTTCGTCATACGTTCTGTTATGAGCCACGGATTTCGAAATATTGAAAAATCTGGTTGGAAAAATGATGTGAATGGCCGAGAAAAAGCTTATGCTGTCAAACATTGGAATGATCTGCCAGAGTTAATCCAAGAAATGACATTGCGATTAAAGCAGGTTCAGATTGAATGTCGGCCAGCTATCGAACTCATTGATAAGTACAGTCGGGAAGATGTCTGCATGTATGTAGACCCTCCCTACGTCCTTAGCACAAGGACGAGAAAGCAATATTCAGTAGAAATGGATGACCATGACCACGAAGAACTATTAGAAATGTTGAATCAATCTAAAGCTAACGTTCTTCTGAGTGGATATGATAGCGATTTATACAATAAGCACCTATCAAATTGGGAAAGAGTCGAGTTCTCAGCGACTGCAGAGAAAGGGCTGCAAAGAACCGAAATCCTTTGGATGAACTATCAGCCAAAAGGTCAAACAAAACTATTTTAAAAAGGAGCAACAAATGCAAAACAAAATTGACATACCAAGTACAACAATCAGCCTTGAAATCGTAGATAAGATTATCACAGTAACAAATAAGATTAAGTATGATATCCAAATGCAGTTTAAGAATCAGGATGCCGAACCATCCCTTGATGAGAGTGGGGATATCTTCGAGCCGCTTTATTGGTTAGATGTGAAGGCAATCCCGAAAGAGCCGACAGAGTATCATTCGAGCTTAGGAGTCAAGGCAGAGAAACGAAACTTGGCCGAGCTTCAAAAATTCTTTGAATTTATCGAAAACAACAAGCAAAACCTCTTTGACTTATGCGGGTTTAGAGGGGAGCTTGAATGAGCAATTTGACATTATCATTAGATATTTCTACTACTGCGACAGGATGGGCCGTATTTCACGGCTCTGACCTTGTCCAGAGCGGTGTCTTAAAGCATAAGAGCAAGTCATTCTTTGAACGCGGGCGTTTCATGGCCAGCGAACTGCGAGCGATTCAATCGAGAGCGCTCCAGAAGTACGACTGCCCTTTTGAGACAATCGTGGTCGAGAAAAACTCGGTCATGGGGCCAAATCAGCAGTCTATGATTAGCATTGGGATTGTAACAGGAATCATCCTTGGCCGGCTGATTGCTGATAATGTATTCTTCGTCAATGTTTCGACGTGGCGCAAGTATTGGAAGTTCAGCTACAAAGACCGTAGCAAGAAATCAATGAAGCTGCAGGCCGTTGCTAAGGTCTCCGATGAATTCAACCTGAGCATAAAAGACGACGAGGCGGATGCTATCTTGATTGGTTCTTATTTTGTCAATTATGGTCAGGAATTCGGAGACTTGGAAAGTCATAAGATAAGTTGAGGAGGTTGAGTGATGGAAGACAATATTTGGCTAGAGTGGATCACTGAGGTTATGGCAACTAAGCCTGTCGGTAACGAATTGCTAGAAAGCGAACGTGGGCAAGAAGTCGTTGACTTGTTGTTAGATTTAGAAAGAGCTGATTTTAATTGGCATAGAGGAGATCCAGATGTTTTCTGGATAGACGCTCAGATGTGCATCAAATATCAACTTTCAAATGCGGAGATTAAATTCTTAATGAGCCAACAACCAGGTGTTGCAAATTATAAAAAACACGCAAAAGAAAGAAATGCTTATTCTGAGATGATGAGAGGACTAGATAAGTTAAAGGAGCTTAACTTTCCAGAAATCTATAATCATTCATTATCTCCCGAAGAAGAAAAGAAAAAGTTCGAAGAAGAAATGGCTGTTGAACAAAACTACCTATCACCTTACCAGAGATTAGATGAAGTCGAAAAACGCTTTTACGAAAATCAATTTTTGTTCGGCAAAAAAGTGATGGAAGCTGGAATGAAAATTGTATCAAACGAAAAGAAAATAGCTGTCGAGAATTTCTTCAACATCGGAAGTCATCGAATTAAATTCATAGTCGAGGAGGCAACAGATTGAAACGATTCATAGCAATCCTGATTGTATTCTCTGTTGGACTGAATGTCTGGCAGAGTATCAGGATAAAAGAGCTGAAGCAGAGGCAGCCTATCATCATCCACAAAGCTGATAACGCAGGTGCAGAGATGCACGGCAGGATCACGGACAAGGAAATCATAGAGGGGCGGTACACGGTCACAGCTGGGGCATACGGCAAGTTTCTTGTGACTGAGGAACAGTATGAAGCTTTGGAAGTAGGAGATGAAATCCCTGATTATTTGAGAGGAGGCGGAAACTGATGCTAAAAATAAGAGTATTTGTGAAAGAGCTGTCTACGATAGCGAGATTGGAGTATTTGATGAATATTTTAATACGTACGGTTTCTGCTCTGAATATTGTGGTTATGAATATTACGGAATTTCAAGATTATAAAAATAAAAGATTGGGGTTAAAATGACACTATTTGATGAAGTACAACAACTTAGCTCAGAAAGTCACGCAAAATGGTTCGAGCGTTATTTTAAGAGATATAACCTAGAAGAAAAACTAAAAACTTCTGCTCAAAAAGGTTATACAGGCTATTTAATCGATGTTTGGTCAGTTAGAGACAAATATCTCAGGAATCGATTAGAAAATGAAAGAACATTGGAAATGTTAAGAGAACGGCTTGGAAAGGGTTTTTCAGTCGGGTATCAATTAACTTATTCTAAAAACCTATTCACGGGACAGGAATATGTCTCTGATAAGAAGATACATATCACTTGGTAAAACAAAAAAAGCCAAGACACTCTCTGCCTCAGCTAATAGTAATATCGCAAGGACTATTATACCACAAAGGAGACAGAGAGTGAACAAGGCTAAAGAGTTACTTGATGAACTACAGAATTTGGATGAAGAAATACAGAATCGAATAGACGAGCTTGCTAATCTTGAAGCTAGTTTGCTTTCTAGCCCTAAAATGAGCATGGATAAGGTTCAAGGTGGTCAGAAGGTTCGATTAGATGAACGTTACATCGATATTTTTAGCATGCAAGATTCCTTGAAAGAGTATATGAAGCAAGCAACTGCTGAAGCTATCCAGCGCAGAATTGAGCTCAGTAAATTGATTGATAAAATGCCTAAGCCTGCAAGTCGAACAATTCTAAGGATGGTGTATATTCAGAAAGCAAACGTGTATGATATGATTGAATTTTTACGATGCAGCAAGACCACTTTTTACAAAAAGAAGAAAGATGCAATCCGTGAATTGGGTGTTGTAGTTGATAAAAGCGAACTAATGTGAACTAATGTGAACTAGGTTGAAGCGCACTGGTCTAACAATCGTGCTATTATAGTATCATCAAGAATTAAGGGTAAGGCATCTATGAAGTGCCTGCCCTTTTGTTTTGTCGAAAGGAGGTAGTCCAGTGAGTGGATAAATTGACCCCAAAACAAGAGCTATTTGTCCAAGGGATAATCTCCGGGCTATCTCAAAGACAAGCGTATAGAAAAGCCTACAAAGCTGAAAAAATGAGCGATGAAGCCGTGGATGTGAAGGCTAGTAGGATTTTTAAAGAGGCTAAGATTAGGCTAAGGTATCGCGAGCTTTTAAAACAGTTCTCTAACATGTCCTTGTGGTCCAGAGAGCAGGCTTTCAATGAGTATGAATGGCTTAAAAATAAGGCTAGAGCAAGTATCGAGAATGAAGGTATTAGACAAGCTAATTCAAACGCCTTTCTTTCGGCTTTGGACGGCATGAATAATACGGCATGGAAGGACTTCGAGTTGACTGACGAGAAAATCAGACAAGAGATTGAATTGCTCAAAATCAAGATTGAGAGAAATCAAGACTCTAAGTCCGATACTACTCTCATGGAGGCTCTCTTAAATGCGGTAAAAGGTGGTGATGAGGTTGAAGATTGATTTTTCAAACAAACAACTCAACATCATTCGTAGACCGTTCAACTATGAGCTTGAGGTCAACGAGGGCACGCCTCGAAGTGGTAAGACAACCGCTGGTCATTTTAGGTATGCAAGATACTTGATTGAGTCACCGGACGAGAACCATCTTATAGCTGCATACAATCAAGAGCAAGCTTACCGCCTTTTTATCGACGGCGACGGCACAGGTCTAATGCACATCTTCAACGGCAATTGTAAAATCAAGCACGATGAGCACGGAGACCACCTCTTAATCGATACACCGAACGGCGCCAAGCGCGTCTACTACAAAGGGGGAGGTAAGGCCAACAGTGTAGGTGCTATCACTGGTATGTCTTTAGGTTCAGTAGTCTTTTGCGAAATCAATTTGCTGAATATGGATTTTATCCAGGAAGCATTCAGACGGACGTGGGCCGCTAAGCTCAGATATCATCTAGCTGACCTAAACCCTCCAGCCCCTCAGCATCCAGTTATTAAGGATGTCTTTGATGTCCAAAATACACGGTGGACCCATTGGACCATGGATGACAATCCGATTTTGTCCGAAGAGCGGAAACAATCCATTATCCAATCGACGAAGAAAAATCCTTATCTCTACAAGAGAGACATTCTCGGCCAGAGGGTCATGCCTCAAGGCGTCATATACGGCCTATTCGACCTTGAAAAGAACATCAAGGATAGTTTAGTCGGCGAACCTGTAGAAATGTATTTCAATGGCGATGGTGGACAATCCGACGCGACCTCAATGTCTTGTAACATCGTTACTAAGCATAGAGAGAACGGCAGAACCTTTTTCAAGCTTAACCGTGTAGCTCATTACTACCATAGTGGAGCTGAGACTGGCCAAGTTAAGGCCATGTCTACCTATGCTGTCGAGCTTCGAGCGTTCATCCAGTGGTGTGTTAGCAAGTATCAAATGCGCTATACTGATGTCTGGATTGACCCAGCGTGTAGATCCTTGCGAGAGGAATTGCACAAGTTAGGCATCCGGACAAGAGGAGCCTTAAACAATGCCCATGATGTTAGCAGCAAAGCAAAAGGCATCGAGGTAGGGATTGAGCGTGGCCAGAATATCATTTCGTCAGGCCAGTTCCTGCTTATCAATCATCAGGAAGAGGAATATGATCATTATCACTTTTTGAAAGAGATTGGTCTTTACAGCCGGGATGATAATGGGAAACCGATTGACAAGGACAACCACGCAATGGACGAATTTAGATATAGTGTGAACGTATTTTATAAGCGTTACGCTAATTTTTAGCAACAAGGAGCCGATAAATGGGCATTATACAATTTGTCAAAAATCTATTTAAGAGAGGACAGTATGCAATGACTACAGAAAGTCTCGCAAGTATCACAGACCATCCTAAAATTGCGGTCACAAGCGCAGAGTATCGACGAATTAACGAAAACCTAAGATACTACCAGAGCAACATTGAGAAGATAACCTACATAAACACGGACGGCATCAAGAAGCAAAGAGAAGCGACACATTTGCCAATTGCTCGAACTGCTGCCAAGAAGATTGCTAGTTTGGTCTTTAATGAACAGGCGACAATTAAACTGGATGATGAACAAGCGGATGCATTCATCCAAGAAACATTGAAGAATGACCGCTTTAACAAGAACTTTGAGCGATACCTTGAAAGCTGTTTAGCCCTGGGCGGTCTGGCTATGAGACCTTATGTAGATAACGGACGAGTGCGAGTATCATTCATCCAAGCGCCAGTATTTTTGCCATTGCAGAGCAATACACAGGATGTTTCAAGCGCTGCTATCGTGACTAAAACGATTAAGGCTGCAGGTCAAAAAAACATCTACTACACATTGATTGAATTTCATGAGTGGGGCAAGGATGGGAAATATATCATTTCAAATGAGCTATACAGATCTGAAAGTTCTGAGCAAGTCGGAGGGCGTGTGCCTTTGGCAGAAGTCTATGAGGATCTAGAAGAACAAGTTGAACTTGACGGTCTAACGAGACCGCTTTTTTCATACCTAAAACCTCCTGGGATGAACAACAAGGACATCAATTCGCCCCTTGGTCTATCTATCTTCGACAATGCCAAGAGCACGATTGATTTTATCAATACGACTTACGACGAGTTTAAGTGGGAAGTCAAGATGGGCCAACGTCGAGTAGCTGTTCCTGAAAATCTGACAGAAACCAGAATGGTATCTGACGACGGTGATATTAACATCGTCAAGCGCTTTGACGCTGAGCAAAATGTCTACTTGCGCTTGTCGAATAGCGACATGGATGGCGGAAACATCACAGACCTTACGACAGCAATCAGAGCAGATGACTACATCAAGAGCATCAACGAAGGTCTAGCACTCTTTGAAATGCTTCTAGGTGTGTCTGCCGGTATGTTTACGTTTGACGGACAGAGCCTGAAGACTGCGACAGAGGTCGTTTCCGAGAACTCCGATACTTACCAAATGCGAAATAGTATTGTGAGTCTGGTCGAGCAATCGCTGAAAGAGTTGATTATCTCGATTTGCGAGCTTGGCAGCCTTTACGAGCTATACGATGGCCCAATTCCTCAAATGGAGAAGATTGCAATCAATCTGGATGATGGTGTCTTCACTGACAAGAACAACGAGCTCGACTATTGGACCAAGGCGCTTGCTAGTGGCATTGTCAGCAAGGCTCACGCTATCCAGAAGGCCTTTAACATGTCAGAGGCCGAAGCTAAGAAGATGATCCAGGCAATCAATCAGGAAACGATGGACACGGCTAACAGTCAGCGAAGCCGACAAGACATTGATATTTACGGGGAGTGATTAAATGAACCTATTTGTAAAGATTTTCTCGTTAGCTCCAAACCCTGCTAAGCTCTTCATGGAAAGACCAGGAATATTGCTAGAGAGGATGCTAAATGAAAGGAAAGAAGAGACCACCGATCCAATTTAATGATGAGCAGCTGATGCTGCAAGCTAGCAATGTCGCAGACATCTATCATCAGTTAGCCTTGGACTTGTTTGATAACGTGGTCGAACGTGTGACAGAACGTGGCACAATCTATCTTGATAAGCAACCGTACATCTGGCAGCTCGAGAAAATGCAACAGATGCACATGCTCAACGAGGAGAACCTGAAGCTTATCTCTGAATACTCTGGAGTCGCTGAAGAGCAATTACGTCACATTGTCGAAAATGAAGGCCTAAAGCTCTACACAGACACGAAGCAACAGCTTTTAGAAGATTTAGGCCATGGATCCGCAGGAAATAGCAATCACATTCAAGAAATTCTTGCTGATTATGCCAGTCAAGCGGTCGGAGACATTCATAATCTAATCAATACTACCTTACCTAAAGCCGTAATTGGTGCTTATCAAGGTATTGTGGAGCAATCTGTCGCTAGAGTGGTAACCGGCCTCTCTACTGCTGACAAAGCTATCTCTGATACTGTCATGAAGTGGCAAGAGAAAGGGTTTCAAGGCTTCAAAGATAGCGCTGGTCGTAACTGGAAGATTGATAATTACGCAAGGATGGTTATCAAGACGACGACTTATCGAACTTTCCGCGAAATGCGAACGAGACCAGCTGAAGAGTTGGGCATTGATACTTTTTACTACTCTAAGAAAAGTTCTGCCCGCGAAATGTGCGCTCCTTTGCAACATCAGATAGTAACCTACGGACCATCTCGAACGGAAAAGGGCGAGCGTATTCTGTCCTTGGAAGACTACGGATATGGAAAGCCTGGCGGCTGCCTTGGTATTCACTGCGGCCACATGCTCACGCCTTTTATCCCAGGAGCAAACTACAAGCCCGATTTAGGTGAGGATGTAGAATCCATTACTCCTGAGCAAGCAATCGAAAACGCCAACGCAGAGGCTAAGCAGAGAGCGCTAGAGCGGTCTATCAGAGCGAACAAGGAAAAGCTCCACGTCGCTGAGAAATTAGGCGATAAAGAGCTGATAGACAAGTACAAGAGCAAGATAGGTACGCAGAACGCTGCTTTGAAAGCTTATATCGATAAGCACCCATTCCTAAGGCGCGACGAGGCCAGAGAAAGACTCTTCAAGAAAAACGAAAAACCAGCAAGTGTCGAACCTGCTGGCAATAAGTCTTATGTTTCTGTAAAGGATAAATGGCTGTCAAATGTAGACCCTAGTAAAGCTAAGGTCACAGAAATGAATTTCTGGGAACATAACGGTCAGAAATATCAGGTTGATGGAAAGCATGTGGTGCTAGATTATTCTCAAAAAGAGAAAGAAGTAGGAGAATGGCTGTCTAAAACATTTGGAAAACACGTCCAAATGGCGCCGCGAGTCAACTTCCCAGAAAAAATCCCGAGCCCAGACTATTTAGTTGATGGTTTGAAATTTGACCTGAAAGAGATAACTGGTTCAGGAAAAGGGACGTTTGATCAAAATACTAGAAAAGCTAAAACTCAAGCTGAAAATATAGTTTACGATGTTACCGAGTCTGCTCTGAGCGATAAAGAAATAGAGCGACAGCTTGAAGAAATATACAAATTCGGTCGTCGTGGGCTTAATATTGCAATCGTTAAAAGAGGACATCGTTTGATTTATGCCACGAAAAAAAGGAACTGACTTAGGCGCCGACCTAAAATAGGCCATTGGGTGCCAAACCAGTTCCTTTATTTACTTAAGTATACAACATTTTTGCAAGAAAAGCAAAAGAAGTGAAAAATTAGCATCTTGACAAGCTGGTGTAAACAGCTATAAATCTCTGTAAATTGCTATAAATCAGTGAATTGAAGAAAGGAACAGAAAAAATGGAAGATTGGAAAGCAAGATTTAGAAAAGAATACTACGAATTGAAAGAACGATTCCAAAAGTTAGACATAATGATTGGTAAATATGAGAAAGGACAGCTAGAGTTTGAACCTAATTGTACTATCGATTTATTAAAGCGTCAGCGTTCGGTCATGTGGGATTATCTTTCGATTTTAGAGCAACGTGCGAAAATTGAAGAAATCAAACTGTAGAAATCAACCGCATCGAATTTGAGGCGGTTTTTTGCTTGCCTTTATCCGCAGGCGGTAAAGAACGGAAGATAATACCTAATTTTAGGAGGACAGAAGAATGCCAGAAGACATTCAAACACAAACTGACCAGCCAGTTAATGCTGGAGAAAATACTGAGTCACAAACTCAAGAGCAACCTGTCAAGACATTCACTCAAGAAGAAGTGAACGGACTTGTATCTAAAGAGGCCAAGAAAGCACAAGAGAAAATCTTCAAAAACCTAGGATTCGAAGATGTCAAAAGTGCTAAAGAAGGACTGCAGCAGCTCAAGGAGTGGAAGGACTCACAAAAGAGCGAGGCTGAGAAACAGTCAGAAGCGCTTGCTACTAAAGAAAAAGAACTGGAGCAGGTTTTGTCAGATAAGAAAAATCTGGAAGCGAAGCTGTCAGCTCTGACTCTGGGAGTAAATGCTGAGTCTGTTGACGATGTCATCACTCTATCTGCTCGCTTGGTGACAGACGAGGTATCTATCGAGGATGCTATTGGCCAAGTGTTGCAGAAATATCCTCAGTTTGGTCGTACAGAGCAACCTGAGGATAAGAAACCACGTTTTTCTGCCGGGGGAAATCCTGACGTAGCTAATCAAGGAGAAATCACAAAGGCAGAATTTGCTAAAATGGGCGTTCGTAGTCGCAATGAGCTATTTGAACGAGACCCAGAACTTTACAACAAATTGAGAGGATAAATTTTTATGGCACAAGGAACAACAACAACAGCACAAGTAATCAACCCACAAGTAATGGCTGATATGGTTTCAGCTAAACTTCCTAAATTGATTAAATTCACTCCACTTGCTTATATTGAGCGCACACTAGTAGGTATTCCAGGCGACACACTAACCGTGGCTAAATGGACCTACTCTGGGGACGCCACTGAAATTACAGAAGGGCAATCAATCCCAGTAGATCAGCTTGGAACAAGCAAGACAACAATGACCATCAAACAAGCTGGTAAAGCAGTAGAAATCACTGACAAAGCTGCGCTAGTTGCCCATGGTGATATTTATAGCGAAGCGGCACGTCAAATCGCTTTAGCTATCGCCAACAAAGTTGACAACGACTTGGTGGTGGTTGCTAAAACTGCAACTCAGAACATCGCTGAAGCCCCAATCACGGTAGATAGCATTGACAAAGCTTTGCAAATCTTCGAAGATGAAGAAGATGCGAAATATGTAGCGTTGGTAAATCCAAAAGATGCGATCAAACTTCGGGCAGACGCTGGTAAGAATTGGCTTCGTGGGTCTGAACTTGGAGCAGACATTATCGTAAGTGGTACTTTTGGAGAAATTTCAGGCGTTCAAGTAGTGCGCTCTAAGAAAGTTGAAGAGGGAAAAGGATTCTTGGTTAAAATCTCTCCTGATACAACTGATGAAGAAGATGATGCGAAATATGGAGCATTCGTGATCAACTTGAAGCGTGATGTTATGGTTGAGAACGACCGTGATATTTTGAAAAAGACTACTGTGTATTCTGGTGACGAATACTACGGTGTATACCTTTACGACGACACTAAGGTCGTTAAATTCGGAGGTGCATAATGGGGATGCTAATGCGTCGCCACTACTCTGAAACTACCGAAGTTGAAGAGGTAGCAAAGGAAGAAGTGGCTGAAACTACCGAAGTTGAAGAGGTAGCAGAAAAAACACTCAACGAATTAACATTGGCAGAGTTGAAAGCTCTTCTTGAAGAGCGATCTATCCCGCTTCCAGAGGGCAAAGTTACTAAAAAGGATCTCGTAGCCCTCCTAGAAAAAGGCAATGAGGAGGAATAAACTAAATGGCACAATTTAAAGCTAAAGCAAATTTCTACATGGCCCAATCCGACCGTCATTTTGACGAAGGAGAAGTCTATGATTTGCAAGTAGGCGAAGCAGACAAAATCAATAAACTGTATAAGGCAGCGTTCGACGAAGAAGCTCTAGAGCGCATCGAAGAAGAAACTAAAAATACAAAGGCGGCCGATACCGCCTCATAAGGAGGTGAGTAGATGACCTACTTGACAAAAGATGAATTTGATGAGCTTGGTTTTGACGTGGATGGCGATTTTGACAAATTGCTGAAGCGCGCAGAACTCGCTATCAATGCATATATTCGGGATTTCTACTCTCGCAATAGCTTTGAAAACGACCATGATGCTCGGAAAAAGGCTGTCAAACTTGCTACAGCTTTCCAGGTTGTTTATTTGGATAGCTCAGGAATCATGACCGCCGAGGACAAGCAAACAATGGCCAGCATGACCGTTGGTCGGACTTCTGTCAGCTATCGCGGCGGCAACCAAAACAGCGCCCAGACGCTTTCGTTGGCCGAAAGATACAATCTGTCTAGAGATGCTGAAAACTGGCTGAGATTAGCTGGATTTGGCTTTGCGAGGGTCGATTATGATAGATAAGAGAATGTTACCAGATTCAGTGACGATCCAGAAACGATTGAGCAAGGATGATTGGGGGAAAGAGACTTATTCAGAGCCTCTTTCACTCTCTCCGTGCAAATTTGATAGGACATTTTCTCAGACCGGGTCAGGTAATCACCAAAGCGAAAACAAGCCATCAACGGTGATTGTATATCGTAAATACTGCCCCGTAGAGCTCGACAAGAGCTTTATAGGTGGCATCGTTGATGACAAAGGCACGCTCTACATTGTCCGCAGCATCATTCCTCAATATCATCCGTTCACCAAAAAGCTTCTGGCTTACGAAATCGAGGTGATTTGATGGGTGGTGTTTCGATCAAGATTGATCTAAAAGGCGTCGAGAAGAAGGTTTCTCCGGAAAATTTCGCAAGAGGAAAGCTAGCTATAGCTAACCAGGCACTGCTAGATATGGATCCCTTTGTCCCAAAACGAAGAGGAGTTCTACGGTCTAGCGGCCACGTCAGGAAGGACGCTATAGTGTATGCGCAGCCTTACGCTAGAATCGTTTACTACGGCCGGAAACGGAAAGGCTTCTTTTCGGATAAGCAGAGAAAGTTCTTCTTTGCGAACAAAGAAAGATTACTGAGCCAAAAGCCGACACCTGGAACAGGTCCTAGATGGGATAAGAAAGCCGTACCAATCTATGCCCAAAGATGGGCAGAAGTTGGTCTGCGAGCTATGGGAGTGAAATAATGCAGAATAATGACTTTTCAGAGGTCTTGCTTGAGCATATCAAAAGCGTTCAAACCAAAATCCCTTCAAAGCACGGCTATTTAGACGAGAAAGAGGGATTGGTTGTCTATCCTCTCCCTGGCGGAGATGTGGTGGATGAGGACATGGCAGGGACGCAGATTGTGGATCTACCATTTGAAATTGCTATCAAGTCAAAAGACCAGAAACTGATTGATACTACACTATGGCAGATTAACACTGCCTTGTCAAAAATTGGCTTGGAATTGCCAAGTAAAAATAATTCATATAACTTTTTAGACCTTAAAGTCAAGAAACCGTACTTAAACGAGTTGGACGAACAAGGCTTTTATATTTACTTGCTAGATGTTACAGCTAGCCTCGAAATAGAAAGGGAAGAATAATAGATGAAGAACAAAAACGTAAAACGTAAACATTACATCGGACCATACAAGGAAGCGACTCCTGATACTCCACCAACTGCTCAAGAGTATCTCTGGATTGCAAAAGGAATTAAAGAGTCGTCTCCTGATAACGACGAAAAGACAGATGACTTCTCAGATTTTGCCGGAGACGGAACTGTCGAAGAATTGGTGGTATCAAAAAAACGCGGACGCTCTTTCGAAGGTCTGCGTGATACGGATGATAAAGCCCAGAATTTTATCGCGGATAAACAGGACGCGGTGGGCGATGATCTGCTGGTTTGGTACAAAGAAGTTGATTCTACAGGGAAGACCCAATACGAAGGTCCGGCCCGTCTTTCTGAAATTGAAATCGGAGACGGTGAAGCTTCTGAAAATGAAAGCATCAAGTTTAAGATCGTATGGCGCCGCACTCCTAAGAAGTCGGCTGTCGTACCAGGATAAGGCTAGGGCGTGAAATATCACGACTTTTTCTTTTTGAAAGGAGAATTTTTATGGTTGTAATTAAAAAAATCAGCAATGTCATCCCAATTGATTTTGGGGAATTTCAACTCGAATATAACGCAAATGACAAGGGAGCGAAAAACCTTGACAGTTATCGTGATGATCTATCGAAAAGATGGAAAAAAATCAGCAAATTAACCGATGAAGAAATCGCGATTCAAGCGATGGAAATCACAGAAGAAGGCTGGAGCAGATTGTTCGGCCCAGACGCTTTCCCGAAAGTGTATCAATTTTCAGGCGAAGACACGACGATTGCGTTCAATTATTTGCTTCAGGCCATTCTTGGCATTCAAAAAGAATACCTGGAGCGCAATTCGGAAGATACCCTCAAGAAGTATCTAGCATGATGCCATGTTGGATATTTCGAGGAAGCTGGTAGATGAGCTTGTTTTAGAAATCGAAGGTGAAGAGCAGATTTTCCCACTGCTCTTGTCGTTTGATAGGGTCTTAAAATTTTTCGAAATGTGGGGAGATAAGGAAATCCCCGAAATCATGCGCCCGCTACTCGCTTTGAAGATTCTGACTGGTGTCTCTTTTGAAAATTTAACGGTAGATGAAGCAATGGAAATTGTGAGAGCAATTTTCGAAGAGCATATTCAGACCAGAAAAGTTGATGATGAGGTTGAGTATGATTTGGCCGGGAATGTTATCAAGACTACATCGTCAGAGGAGCCACATAAACGACTCTACAATCTGAAATATGATGGTGATTATGTCTTCGCTTCGTTTATGCAGGCTTATAGGATTGACCTCATCGAGGAAATCGGGCGGCTACACTGGAAGAAATTTAACGCTCTTCTTGTTGGGCTTCCTGAAGGCACAAAGTTTGTTGAAGTTTTAAAAATCCGGTCTTATGAGCCCCAAAAAGGGGACAGTTCGGAATACATCGAGAAAATGCGTGAATTACAAAGAGAATTTCGTTTACCTAATGAAGATGTCGACGACGAAGCTGAAGAAGATAGCTGGGATTAGAAAGGAGGTATAGATGGCAGATGGTAAGGTTGTCATCCAGGTTGAAATGGATGGTAACAAGGCTCAATCAGGAGTCTCTAAATTAAAAAGCTTGCTCGGAGGATTGAGCGAAAGCGGCGCTAAGCTTGGCTCAGTGTTTAAGTCCGTTCTAGGTGCTAATTTAATTAGCGGGGCTGTCATGAGTGGAGTAAATGCCTTAACAGGTTCTATCAAAGGTGCTTTTTCTACAATCATATCAGAAGGAGCCGCGCTTCAACAATCCATCGGGGGTGTTGAAACGCTTTTTAAAGGCTCAGCAGGAAAAGTCAAGGCCTACGCTGAAGAAGCCTTTCGAACTGCGGGCTTATCGGCTAACGCCTATATGGAAAACGTGACAAGCTTTAGTGCTAGTCTGTTGCAATCTTTAGGCGGAGACACCGAGAAAGCAGCTGAGGTGGCCAACAGAGCCATGATTGATATGTCCGACAACGCCAACAAAATGGGGACTGATATCGGGCGGATCCAAGATGCTTATCAAGGATTTGCCAAGGATAACTATACCATGCTTGATAACCTCAAGTTAGGCTATGGCGGCACCAAGACGGAAATGCAGCGTTTGATAAAAGATGCTGCAGCGATGAAAGATATCCAGGAAGAATTGAACGTCTCTGTTGAAGACGGGAATATGTCTTTTGGGAACATAGTCAACGCAATTTCTGTTATGCAGAAAAAGCTTGAGATTACAGGAACGACAGCAAAAGAAGCTTCCTCAACTCTTAGCGGCTCTTTCGCTTCCATGAAGGCTGCTTGGCAGAATTTAGCTGGGAAACTAGCCCTTGGAATGGATATAGGGCCAGCTTTAAAGAACCTTGTCTCTACAGCCTCTACATTCCTTTTAGGTAACTTCCTGCCGATGGTCGGAAACATCATGAGACAGTTGCCTAAAGCTATTAGCGGCGCACTTGCTGAAGCTGGTCCACAGATAGAAAAAGGCTTTAAGGCTCTATTTTCAAGCTTCGGAGCAGATCCGGCCATCTTCAACACCATTAAGGAGACGTTTCGAGATATTGTAGTAACTGTTGAAACGGTGTTTGCTACACTGACGAATAAAGCAAACGGCTTCAACGATGTGATAAGTGGTGTTGGAAATATTATTAAATTAGTCAACTTCGCTATTCAAGACCTAGCGGGAGCTATTCAATTCGCCCTAGAGGCATTCGCCGAAACAGACGCTATCAATAACGCTTATAAAGCTTTTAAAGACTTAACAGAGGCTGCGCTTGACCTTGCTATGAAGTTAAGCGACGTCATTCCTTGGGATGTTGTAGGCGCAGCTGCCGGGCATTTAGTCAATGCGATTTCAACGATTATAAGCTGGATTTCTAAACTTTCACAACTCATCAGTAAAGATGTTTGGAGCGGTTTGATCACTGGAATTGGAGGCGGAGTGCTTGCTTTTAAGGCTTTCAATTTTCTTCAATCGTTCAACCCGTTCAACATCTTCAAAAAGAATGCAACTGAAGCTGCAAGCGGAGCTGCCGAAGCTGTTACGCAGGGAAGGTCTAAAATAGCTCAAATTTTGAGCAGCTTAAGCTCTGTTATTGGCTCTATCGGAGGGGCTGTCAAATCCGCTGCAATCGGTATAGGGATTGGCATTAAAGCGGCATTAAGCGGGCTGTCACAAGTCATCTTAGCCTTTGGCGCAGCCTTGCAAACCGCAGGCGTGGCCAATATCCTAGCTTTTGGCGGAGCTGTGGCCACTGCTGCAGTCGGTATCGGTGCAGGAGTTGCAATTATAGCCGCAGGGTTCGCTCTGCTGGCTACACAAGGTCAAGGGGTAGCTACTATCATCAATGCGGTAGGAGACGCTTTTGCTACCGTAGCAACTGCAATTATCGGAGCTTTTGCCCAAGCTATTGTCACGGTAGCTGGTGTGCTGCCAATTGTAACATCTGCATTGGCTAATCTAGCCCCTCTAATCGTAGCTTTCGGCCAAGCATTCGGTGCAGCCGCTCCGTTTGTCTCGGCTTTGGGAGAAGCGATAACCTCTATCGCCTCCGTTTTACCGCCTGTAATTAGTGCTTTTAGTCAAGGTGTTGCGGCCATCATTGAGGCCGTGACTCCAATTGTAGAAATTATAGGCAATGTCTTTACGACAGTAGCTCAAATTGTCGCAGATGCGATTGTTAGGATAGTGCAGGCTTTAGCTCCATTCATGCCAGCGGTTGTGCAGATAGCGCAGGCTTTAGCTCCTGTGCTGCAATCAATAGCCGAGGCGTTTACGGCATTAGTCGCTCAGATAAGCCCGATAATAGACAGCATAGCGAATCTGTTCCGTACGCTAGGCAATGTCATCAAAAGCGTGCTTGACGGAGCTAAAGGCGTGATAGAGGGCTTTGGGAAAGCTGTCAGGACCATTTTAGACGGCGTATCTGGTATCTTTGATTCGATTGGTCAGGCTGCTTTAAACGCTGGAAAAGGTTTCAATCTTTTGGCTAATGGTGTTGTCAAGATTACAAACACCAATCTTGGTGATATGGCGGCATCTCTTGGGGCTGTCGCACTTGGCGTTGGTAAAATTGCTAGCAATTCAGCAGGCCTTGCACAAGCTGGAAATGGCATGAAAATACTTGGTGTTGGCATGACAACAGTATCAAGCCAAGCTAATACAGCAGTTTCAGGACTAACAAACTTTGCAACTAGAATCACATCTATACAAACTGCTGTAACAGCATTGCCAGCAATTCTTACGTCAGCTGCATCGAGCTTTGCTAGTTTCGCAAGTCAGGTCGTTTCTGGTATCGCTGGTCTATCAGCTATCAATGCCCCTATTTCCGCATTGAGAACTCAAATAACGACGATCGCGCCTGCTTTATTGCAAGCGGCTATGGGCTTTACTGTATTTGGTGCTCAGGTTATAGCAATCAACTCAAGCCTTACGATAGTTTCTGCTACCTTTGTACAGGTCGGAGCAAGTGCTGCAAGCGCCTCTGGCCAGATTACAGCCATTTCAGCAAGCACAGCATCAGCGATTGCAGCTTTTGCATCAATGTCTGCACAAGTTCAATCTTCCATGCAAATGATGCTCTCTGTCGTTCGCTCTACGGGTAGTCAGATGATTTCGCAAGGTCGCCAGACTGGGCAACAGACCTCGCAGAATATCGCTCAAGGAATCCGAGGAGGAGGAGGGCAAGTAAGGAGCGCTATGAGCTCTCTTGTAAATGCCGCTCGTTCTGTTGGTATGTCTGGAGCCGCAACTATGCGTTATGTCGGGGCTATGATTGGCCAAGGTTTAGCTCAAGGGATGTATTCAGCCCTTGGTGCTGTCACGGCCGCTGCTAATGCCTTAGTAGCACAAGCTGAACGTGCGGCGCAAGCAAAAGCCCGTATCCACTCACCGTCTCGACTATTTAGGGACAATGTTGGTCGCTATATCTCACAAGGGGTAGCTGTTGGTATTTTGGCGGATGCCCACAAGGTGGATGATGCGATGGGGGATGTTTACGATCAAATCAGAGCCTTTAAATATGCTCCGGAAGACATTATCGGCGTCGGGCAAGCGCAACTATCTAGGACGGTGCAGGTAAAATCAGACCTAGAACGGTCAATCAAGGCCAGCGTTAAAGTTGTACAAGAAAAATCTAACAATCTTGTAGAACGCGCTCTTGAAGTCGCTGAAAAAGCTGTGAAGCGGCCTGTAAACATGATGCTAGATGACGGAGCTTTGGTTGCTAAAATCGGCAAACCAATGACCGATTATCAAAATGACAAATTACTACTAGATAACATGATGAGGGGGATAACGTAATGGACACAATCATCTATAACAATCATGACCTCTCTGAGGTTATCCGGATAATTGAAGTTATCCGACCAGTCGGAAATGAAAGGAGTGTCACGACAAATGATGCTCCTTTTTTGGGCGTTAACGTCCAAGATTTGAAAATAGGACCTAAAAAAATCAAAGTAAAATTTGCAATCCATAAAAAGACAGCTAGAGATGCCGAAAGCACAAAACACGCTCTGGCAAGTATCCTAAACACAAAGAACCCGGTGCGGATCACGATATCTGATGAGCCTGATAAATATTATCTTGGCATGGCTGTAGGAGCTGTGGATATAGATATCGTTGCTCGCTGGTTTCAAAAGGGGGAGTTTGATATTTTGATCCCTGACGGCGTGGCCCACGCTATCACTTACAAGCGATTTGACAACCCTAAGCAAGAGGGGAACAAGCTGGTATTTGACTTGGTAAACAACGGCAACGTTGATGCGTTTCCTGTTGTTACTGTCAGGAATAATGCTGAAAATGGCTATATTGGCTTAGTCAATCCTAGCGGTGCCTTAGAATTGGGCAATCGAGAGGAGACCGATTTAGAAACTTACAAACAGTCAGAAATCCTCTTTGATTATGTGACGAACAATGGGATCACGAAAGGATTTGCTGCAGCAAGGAAAGAATCTGGGGCACTCAGAATTGAAAACAACTGGGGGCGACCGCACTTAGCTTTAGTACCAGGCAACAACTCTGGAACGATCTCTTGGGACATTCCTGTCGATAGTTCAGGCCAAAGAGGAGCGTTGAATGATTACCTCTGGTGGCGGCAGATCTGCTGGCTGGGTGCAGGAAATCAAATGGGGTTTATGAAAATAAACTTCGTCGATAGCACCGGGCGTTTTATATATGGAGTAGAGATTTACAAAAGATGGTTTGGCTTGGAATGTGAATATAATTTCTTGGTCCGTGGAGACAATGGACCGCGTCTTGTTAAGAAATGGCAATTCACCGGAACACATTACGATCATCATAACCCCTTTAATGCGGAGCGTGGCTGGTCTGATATTCAGCGCCGCGATGATATGGTGCAAGTGTTTTGGTGGGGGACTTATCCACAGTTCCACGTTCCGGAAATTAAAGGCATAAAAACAGCCAAAATCCAAGTTATCATCGGATCTATCAGCAACAATCCGATGATAAGTCATCTTTATCTAGATAGTCTTGTATATCGCAAGGACTTTGTCACAGGGATCCGTGATGTTCCAAATCGTTACCGACCGGGATCAACGGTCGTGATAGATTGCGAAAACGACAGCATTACCGTGGACGGCTTGAACAAGTTTAGCGACCGCGTCCATGGCTCGAGTTGGCTGAAAGTTCCGCCCGGAAACAGCAAGCTCGAGATTTACTGTTCGAGCTGGGCGAAGGCTAAGCCGACAGTGGCGGTCAATTTTGAGGAAAGGTGGTTATAAATGTTACTAACAATTCATGATGCTCATTTGCATCCTGTTGCTTCGATCGACAATGACAAGCAGACCACTTTGAATTATTTTAACGACACATGGACTCGTTTTTTCGAGACCGGTGCTGCCACCTTTGACCTCGCAGTCGCAAAAAAAGCCTTGAGCACAGACACGCATTCAAAGCGAGCTTATAATCTTTTGAGCGAAAAGAATTTCATCTCTTTTGAATATGAAGGAGAAACCCAGCTCTTTACCGTCCGGAAAACAGTTGAAAATGAAAAAGTGATCAAAGTCAACTGCGTAAACCTCAATCTTGAGTTGATCAATGAATACGCAAATCCATATAAAGCGCCTAAAGCGATGTCTTTTAAAGAGTATTGCGAAGCCATGGATTTGCTCAATTTCACCATGCTACAGATTGGGATAAACGAAGTTTCTGACAAGAAAATCACTGCCGAATGGGAAGGTCAGGATACTAAACTGGCTCGTTTGCTTTCTTTGGCTAATAAGTTCGGGGCTGAAATTGAGTTTAAAACAAGGCTTAATGATGACAGCTCTATCAAAGCATTTGTGGTCAACGTGTACCACGAAAACGACGCTACGCATCAAGGGGTTGGCAAGGTCCAGCCTAAAATTTTGCGCTATGGGCGAGATTTTCGCTCTCTAACTCGTACGGTTGATACGACAGGCATTTACAACGCCACTCGGCCAACTGGTAAGACAGAAGAAGGCGAAGTTGTAACGATTGCAGGAATGCAAACGCTGGAAATAAAAAATGAAAAAGGGGAAATCGAATTTTTCCAAAGAGGCGACATGCTTTACGCTCCTTTATCAATGAGTATGTTTCCGGCAGCATTTACTAGCGGGACGATGGCTGACCAATGGATCCGAAAGGATTTCCCGGTTGAGTCCGCAAGTAAAGAGGTTATCCGGTCTAGCGCTCTTAGAGAGCTGAAAAAGAATTGCTATCCCGCCGTAACCTATGAAGTAGATGGCTTTCTGCCTTACGGGCCAGGAGACACTGTTGAGGTTGAGGATGATGGCTTTTATCCAGCACTACTGTTACAAATGCGAGTCTTTGAGCAATCAATGAGCTTTACTGGAACCGGAGAAAATAAAACGGTATTTGCCAACTTTAAAGCGATTGAAAACAAAGTATCAAGCAGCTTGCAGCAACGTCTAGAAAACATGCTGGAAGAAGCGAAGCCGTATGTTGTCAATCTCGCTACTGATAACGGTCATATCTTTAAAAACAATCAGGGAGAATCCACGGTCTTCCCGACGCTCAAAAAAGGCAATAAGACCGTGGAGTGTGTCTGGAAATGGCTGGTTGACAATGAGGACTTTGGGCAAGCCCCTAATCACAAGGTGACAGCAGCAGGGATGAGGGAATCCCTTACCTTGACGGCTATAGCCTTGGTAAACGGTCAGGAAGTAGCTAGAGAGCAGCTGACCTTTACCAATGTCAACGATGGTCAAAATGGAGCTAAAGGAGACCCTGGGCCACAAGGGCCTAAAGGATCTACCGGAGCAACTGGAGCCAAAGGCGACAAAGGAGAGACTGGAGCTAGAGGTCCTCAAGGTGAACGTGGGGCTCAAGGAGCAACAGGACCACAAGGGCCAAAGGGAGAGCGAGGAGACCCAGCTGACACCGCAGAATTAAAAAAAGATGTGACAGCAGCTCAAACCCAATTGGCAGATGTCAAAAATAATCTGGAAGGGGTTAGGGCGAACCTAACACAGGCTCAGAGCCAGCTATCTGACAACATCAGTCAAATCCGCTCAGATGTCGGTGCTATCCGCACCAAACAGTCTCAAGCTGAAACCGAAATCAACAAGCAAGTGCAGGCACTCAATGCGACCAAAACCGAGCTTGCGGGCGTAAAATCTGCTCAAGCTAATTATGAGCAGAGCACACAACGCAGGCTGGCAGAGCTGACGAATCTTGCTGATGGCAAAGCCAGCAAGTCAGAGTTGGTGCAGACAGCGGAGGAGTTGAGTAGTAAGATTGCGAGTGTGCAGGCCTCGGGTCGAAACCTCTTTTTAAACTCGCTTTTTAAGCAAGACATCAGAAAAACTGGTATTTGGACTACGAGCACCTACACAGCTACTATCGATAGCGAAAGCAAGTATCTTGGGCACAACGCTTTGAAAATCATTGGGCAAGACCCAGCGGGTAAAGACGGTGGCAACCCTAAAATCACTTATCCAGCTACTGGTCAATATGGCAAAGTAGTGCCTGGAAGTATGACCAATCAGGATGTGACCATCAGCTTTTACGCAAAAGCAGAAAATGCTGGAACAATTTTACGGTCAAGACTTGGGAATATCTGGTTTAAAGACGGGAATGTGACCTTGACCACAGAAGTCAAGCGCTATGTGGTTAAGCTGCCGAAAAGTTGGACAGGGTTGTCTAACGCAACGACAAACGAATGGCTGTTTAATCTCGACAGAGCAGACACGGTCTGGATTTGGATGCCGAAATTTGAGGTAAGCGACACAGATACGCCTTACTCAGAAGCTCCCGAAGATGTCGAAAATCAAATTTCAGCTGTCGAATCGACCTTTAAGCAAAAGGCCGACTTGCTTGAGGCTGGGGTGTCCAGCTTGCGGGAGGGAATCAAAACCAAAGCGGACTCAAGCACTCTAAACTTGCTCTCAGACAGGATATTGGCCTCTGTCAAGTCGCTCGAGACTGACATGGATAACAAGCTCGACTCAAAATTGAGCACGGCCGAGTTTGAGGTACGGGCATCTGGAATCCGTCAGGAAATCGTCAATGCCACAAAGGACAAAGCGGACAAAGCCTTGGTCACGGCTGAGGCTGGTCGGCTGCGTGAGGAGTTGGCTAGCCTGTCGGTTGGCGGTCGGAATTACTTTTTAAATTCCGACGTAGAAATTACATCGGGAAATAAGGGAATCAAGGTTCATCCTGACTTTGTCAAGCATGCAAAAGGAAAGAAAATTGTGATGAGTGTGCAGGTTTCGGGAGAAAATGTTGTTGCCCAAAATCAAGGAAGATTTGGGTTATCAGCTTCTGCAGGAATTGCTGACTCAGTACGCAGAGATTGGCCTGAAGTTTGGGAAACAGGAACAGGAAATATCTCTAAGAAACGAATCTATCAGGTCTTTGATTTTAAAGATAATTGGGTTGATTTTGTCGCTAACCTATACATCCAAACAGGTCCCGGAGCTGTGGCCGGCTTTCCGAAACTCGAAATTGGTACAGTTCCGACTGACTGGTCGCCAGCGCCCGAGGATGCTAACGGCCTCATCACAGAGGCCAAGGCGACCTTTGAGCGCACAGCTCAGGGCTTGCGCACAGATTTGTCAGCTGTGCAGTCGTATGTCAACGCTGACGGCGCACGAGCTGAAGCTCTGCGCACCTACAGTCGTGAGGAAACAGCACGTCAGCTGACCGCTGAGCGCAAGCTTATTGATGCTAGCTATGTGGGCAAGGCTACATATACAGAAGACGTTAAAGGCATAAGCAGGCGCTTTGAGGAGCTGAACTCAGGCGGCCCGAACCTTGTCTCAAACGGTGCCACGGAGCTTGGCCTGAAGTATTGGCCAGCAAATGGCAAGCTCACAGCAGACCGCAAGCATCCGTTTTTTAAAAACAGCACGGCTACAATGTTTGTCTTGGACACAACCGAGGCAGCTATCGCATTTATGCAACAAAACCAGTACAACGTGCTGAAGCGGAATACAGATTATACATTATCGTTTACTGCATTTGCATCAAGCAACGTATCAGGTTTTCGGGCGCTAGTCGGTCTATTATCCAATATGGACCACGCTTGGAAAAAGACCCTGCATACATATACTAAGAGCTTGTCACCAACGCAAGCAGAGCGAATTACGATCCAGTTTAATAGCGGTGATTTTGATGGGTTTGCCTTGCGGTTTGACAATATGGGATCTAGCAATGGTCGCAGTGCAACCGTCTGGATCAGCGAGATTGATGTCTACGAGGGCGCGATGAAGCGGCCATACCAGCCGTCTCCTGCTAATGGCCAGAGCTACGCAGATACCAAATTGGCTGAATTTAGGCAAGGCATCGACGGCCAACTGGCCAGCGTGCAAGCTGCTATCAATACAGCCAATGGCTCATTGGCCAGTTTTAACAACTGGAAGCAGTCAGCTCAAGAGACTCTTAACAAGGTCGGCAGAGTTGAGTCTGGTCTTACCGAGACCAAGACCAGACTGGCGGAGTTTAAGCGGACAGCTGAAGGTCAGCTGACTACGATTACTCAGCAAGTCGCCGGGAAAGTCTCTCAAACGGAGCTGAACCAGCGAGCTAATCAAATCACGCAAGTTGTGCAGGAGCTGAGCGACTCAGTCCTTAGAAAAAGCCAAGTCAAAATCAACGAGGGGGGCATTATCTCTAGCGTTGAGAAGACCGTCAATGGTCAGACCTTGGCTAGTATGATTGCTCAAAGCCCGGAAAATGTTGAGATTATCGCCCGTTTACTTAAAGTTAAGGGCGACATGATTGTTGACGGCTCTGTAACAGTTGACAAGCTAAATATTGAGGGTGAGCTATCAGCTTTGAGTGGTAAGCTTGGTAGAGTGACCTCTGGAGAAATCATCAACGAGTACGAAACACCTTATACCAGAGGTGAAATCAGGATTGCTGATAATATCCAGATTACAAACCACAACAAGTCAGGACCACGCTCGAATTTGGGCAAGGAAGAAATCAAGATGCTGCCAAACGGCATTTTGATGAACGCTTACGACACCAATGAGAAGCCAATCCATACAATGCAAGTGTCGCCTGATGTCATCTCGTATCAGCGCCTCAACTACTCGCTGAAAGGCGGAGGAACAGGCTCTTGGGATTTGGCGTATTCAAATGGCTATTCGGTGCTCAACATCGATACAGTCAACCAAAAAATTAGGTTGCAGGCTGAGTCTAGTTTGATGTGGGGTGTCAATGCTACGTTTTTGCGAATTGGGAATCTAGTGACGGTGTCTGTGACGCGGATTATCTGCAATATCAACGAAATCATAGAAAATGGTAAAGCAAGAGAGCGAATCCCAAGCGGATTTAGACCTATTTCACAAACTCATTTGACCCTGACTGGTAATTTTAACACGACTATTGACGCTACTTGCATTGTGCATTTGGAAACCGACGGAAGTATTCGTTTTACCAACAACAAAAAAGGCAATCGAGTTTGGACGGGGACTGTCAGCTATACAACTGTTGACGAGTTTCCACTTGCTGGAGATGTACCAAAAGGCAAAATCATATAGAGAGGTATCTATGGATAGTAAATTTTACAATCTTATGCTAGCTGGATATAAGGAACGGCTAGATAACTCGACTTTGGGAAAAATCGAACTAAAGGCTCGATTGATCCTGGAGCAAGAAAAAAACGCTGAACTTAAAGCACGAGTAACAGAGCTGGAAGCTCTGCTTGAAGAACAAACGAAACCAGCTGAAGAAGGAGAATAGCTATGGCATTGGAAATCACAAAAACCACGAAAATTGTAGGTCGTATTAAAATCGACGATACGGTCGTCAAGACGATGACAGCGGATATTGACGACAAAGGTGTAACAACACCTAGTGACTGGGTCGATAATGCTGAGGCCTATGCTGCGAATCGTCGCGAAGTGCGGAAACAGGAACAGGCATTCCAGGAGGCAGTCTATGCCGCTGAGGATGCCATCATCGCGGAGCTTGAAGCTTCGTCTAAAGAAAAGAAAGGGTGATGAATGCAAGAACCAGACGGACTTTGGGCAATCATAGAAGTCGTGAAAGACTTTTATGAGACAGGGATTGATGATCATTTTTTTGTGTTTATCTTGCTTGTTTTGGTAGTGGCCGATGTGGTTACTGGCTTTTGTAAAGCCTGGGCGCTGAAAAACTTTTCGAGTCGCAAGGCACGGACAGGGATTGTGACCCATTCGGCTATCTTCATCATCACAGCGATTGGCTACCCGTTTTTCCTGTTTGCTAATGCTGGGGCGTTAGCGGATATGATTATTACAGCATTGTGCGCTAGCTATGGTGCTAGCTTGGTAACCAATTTAGACATTTTAGGTCTTAAAATCCCTTATATCACAACGTTCATCAATGAGCGAGTGGATAATCATAAGACAAAGGAGTGATGAAAATATGAATCAAATCACAGAGCTTGTTTTAAGCTCAGCAATTGGCATCTTGACCATTTTGGCAGGAGCCATGGTCAAAGCGGTCAAGGAATTTCTGATCGCTAAAGGCGGAGAGAAATCAATCAAAATTGTCGAAATCTTGGCCAGAAATGCCGTGAATGCCGTCGAGCAGGTCTCAGCTGAAACTGGCTTTAAGGGTGAGCAGAAGCTCGCTCAGGCAAAAAGTGCGATACTCACTGAGTTGGAAAAATACAATATTTATATGACAGATAAAGACCTCGATGTCTTTATCGAGGCCGCTGTGAAGCAAATGAATGAAAATTTGAAAGGAAAATAAAAATGACAACAGTAAATGAAGCATTACAAGATTTGTCCGCTTTGGTGGGGTCTGGGACTCCAGTTGGGAATGGCGAATGCTACGCACTCGCTAGCTACTACGAGACCCTCATCAATCCAGACAGCACAGTTGGTCTGGGCGCTGGTGTTGGGTATGTTAGCGGTGCGATTGGTGATACCATTTGCGCTGCGAACATCGGCACAAGCTACGATTGGGAAGCAAATGGCTGGACAGTCACTAGCGATGGAGTTTTGCAGAGCGGTCAGATTTTGACCATAGAGGGGACAGACTGGAACCCATATGGCCACGTTGTGGTTGTGGAAACCATCGACGGTGATCAATTGGTTGTAATTGAGCAAAATTACGCTGGCGCTCGTTACCCTGTACGCAACTATTATAGTGCGTCTGATTACCTCCAAACAATCGCACACTTTATCACGCCAGCGCAATCAGACGGCGAAATTGCTGACGAAACCGCTAGCGTATCTGGCTCAAATCAATACGCCGAAAATGGCACAATGACCGTGACAGTGGATGCTATCAACGTCCGTCGTGCTCCTGATACATCAGGAGAGGTAGTGGATCAATATACCAAAGGCCAAAGCTTTAAGTACGACACAGTTATCGTGGATGCTAACGGCTTTGTTTGGGTATCTTATATTGGCGGCAGTGGCAAGCGTAATTATGTTGCTACTGGCCCTACTCAAAATGGCAAGCGTTACGGCGCAGCTTGGGGCACGTTTAAATAATAAAAACCGCAGCGGAAACTGCGATGAAAAAATTTCTTTCTTAAATTTTAATCTACCCCGGCCGAAAGGCTGGGGCTTTTTTGTTTGTCGAAAAATTTTTAAAAAAATTTAAAAATGTTTATAAAAATACTTGACGAACGTCAAGTAAAGTGTTATAATATAATCAAGATAAAGAAAGGGAGAGCAAAAAGCTCTCGTGGTAAAACAAAATGAATACATATAAAGAACAGCTTCAAGAAGTGCAACAATTCGCATTCGACATCATTAAAGAATATCCAATCGATAAACAAGCAGCAAATGTACTAGCTGAGCTTGCTAATGCAAATAATCAAGATCGCATCAAATTCTTTGAATTGAGCAAAGGTAAAACAGCGAGAGAAATCTACTACGCTTTAGCAAACAGCAGTTCAATCGCTCAATGGCTTGAAGATTATGCTTTGGTCGCATACATCAACGACTAAAAAACTAAGGAGAAATATCATGGTTACTGAAGAACAATTAAAAGAAGCACTCGTTGACTTGTACGAGTCAGAATTTAAAGACGAACAAACATTTGAAGAATTCGCTGATATGCTAGATTTTTGGATTGATAAAGATGACCGAATCTTAATTGAGGGACGAGGGATGAAACCTATTGACGGTATAAAAGAGGTTGGACACGTTGATAAAGGGGTGATATATGCGTATTAACACATCACAAGTTGAGGCAGTCTTGATGAATAAGGCTGTCTCAGCCTATCGTTTAGCTAAAGAGATAGGCATACAAGAGAGCTCGATTTCTCTTTTGAGAAATGGCAAGAAGGATTTCAACAAACTCAGTCTTGAGGTAGCCATGAGAGTCCAAGCTTGGATAGACGCTGGTAATTATCGGTTTAGCTATGACTATAGCAGCTTAATCGAGGAGCTAGAGGAAGATATTGCTGAAGACCTCGTGGATGAATACATCTATATAGTCAGAGGCCCATACAATGAGCTACTAGAAAAGTGCCCGATAGTTGACTATTACTATACAGCCGATGAAATTGCAGAAGGAGATCTTGCAGAAAAAGTTCTAACAAGTTCGGTACTTGCTGAAATGAAAGCAGATAGCCAAATGTGACACTAGCTATGCGTGCAGTAAAATTGCACATGGAAATTGCAGCGTAACGAATAAAATATGACAAAAGATGATTTAACGAACCAGCGTTTCGGACGGTTGACCGTTCTTGGGGACGTTAGAAAAAGAACAAAAAATGGTAAAGTTTTGTGGCATTGTCTTTGTGAATGTGGAACGGTTACTTTCGTTCGAGGAGATCACCTTAAAAACGGGAAAATCACCTCTTGTGGTTGCTTCAATGAAGAGAAGAAACGCGAGAGGTATAAAGATTTAAGCGATACTGAAACAGACAATTTTAAAATCATTGATAGAGCGTACTCGAAAAATCAACGTGTTTACTGGAATTGTATTTGCAAGTCTTGTGGTAATCATGTTGAATTACAAAGCAACCAGATTGCCAGGTATTTGAGCTGTGGTTGCAAACATAATCGCAGTACAAAAGAGCGAATGGCTGAAATCAGCGATCCAGAAAGTTTGAAAACAACACGACCAACTGCCAAAAGCAGTACAGGAGTGAGAGGTGTCTATTTCAACAAGCGAAAGGGTAGCTATCAAGCTTTTATCAATGTTGACAAGAAGCCGAAATATTTAGGAACTAGCAAAAGTTTTGAAAAGGCCGTGGTTTTGAGAAAGGCTGCCGAGGAAGAATACGGCTATCATGATAA